CTTTAGCTATATAAACCTCTATTAGTATTTAGTATACTAAATACTAATAGAGTTATAAGTGTAGGTATATACGTGCGCATATATGCGTATTACCCTTCCACTCTGATTACCTTTAATTTTTCTTTCTGATAATACATTCGTCTATGGTTACCATGTCTCTTTAGATAATTACCCGGGAATTGAAGATCGTCAAGATAGGCTTTTTTCTTGTTCATGTGAGTTCGTGCAAGACGTCCCAATATCTGTATGGATTTTTCATTAGAATCCATTGATGCAGTATTCTGCAGATATTTTAATTCAGGGAAGTTTTGACCTCTAGAAATAATCGTGGTAGCTATTAGTATATCTATTTTACCTTCTCTAAAAGCTTGTAGAATTTCATCACGCCCTTTGGTATTATGATGTACATATTGTATGTTGTATTGATTCCCGAGATGTTTAACATAATACCGATAAAGATTTTCACAATGACCTATAAACTTACATACTACCAAAGCTGGTAATCTCTTTCTACCAATGTTATACTTGGTACGGTCAAGGGATAGTTTCCAAGCTTTAACATTATCTGATATCACTTCCTTGTATTCTGTTGGGTAATCCACATCTTTAGAGTACTTAAAGGGAGCATATACCAACTTGCAAGTAATAGGAGTAGAATACCCTTTCTCTATCATATCACTTAATTTTATCTGGTTAACCTTATCACCAATAAATGACATGATATTCAGGTTATGTATTAACTTCTTCTTCTGATTACTCATGTAGATGGTACCACTCAAACCTACTCGTATTCTAGAGTTATACAGATGTTGTATTACTGTTTTATATGTTTTATTATCTATTACGTCGGCCTCATCTATAAGTACCATATCTATTTCAGATAGGAACTTTTGATACCGGTTTATATTTGAAGCAAGAGACTGTACCATGCACACATTAAAGTTACCCCAGTCATTGCACTTACTTCCCTGTATGAATGCAACCTTTTCACCAGGTAACAGTTCTGGAATCTCTTTTTTGAACTGCTTAAATAAGTCTGCACTGTTCAACAACAATACAGTTTTCAATTTCCTCTTGAAAGCCTGGTGTAATCCACAGAACACCAAAGTCTTTCCGAAATTAACTGCCAAATCAGATGCACAGATAAGAAAAGGAGTATCTCCAACTCGATTATTTAGAATCTTTTCTAGAGCTTCTTTTTGTACTTCCCGTAATTCTTTATCTCCAAGTATTGTTGGAATTACTGGTTTAACTCCTAACTGGGGTCTATTATCTATGATTTTAACCTCCTGTCCCGTTTTAAGGCATTCATTGTAAACCCTATTTAGAAGACCTATTTTGAATTGCCCATAATCAGAGATATATTTTACGTAACCATCCCAGTTCTTTGCCCTGCTATACATCATTATATGCCAAGCGTCCGGATGCTTAATCCGGAACATTTCATACAACTTATTTGTGAACTTAGCAGGGCCAGATAATTCACAAACATTGCAGTTCTTTATGGTTATAGTTATCATACCTTATTTCTTGAAAGCATCCCAATCTACATGTTCTGATTTAGGCTGAGATACTATATTAAATCTTGCCATGTAATTAATAACTCTTTGTCTAGCCTTATCATTCGATAAATCTTCTATCTTAGGTATTCCATTACAGAATTCTAAAGCATAGAACTGAGCTTGAACAAAGGTTTCATAGTCAACTCCAACTTCATCGGCTAATTTTCTTGCCCTTACAAACCATACATACTCTTGAGGGTTTTTATCGTAAGTATTATTAATCCCTATTCTGTCAAGAATCTCTTTGGTATAATATTCATATACTTCTCGGGTATACTGGGGAGCTGAATCTTCTTTTACTTCTCTATCTGCTTCGTATACATCCATAATCCAATTAACTCTCTGATGTAACCAGTTAGCACAGAAGTTATAGTTAACCCTCTTTGCTTGAGACATGAGCTTAATACCAGTTGTTACAAACTCTATATATCCTTGACGAGGTTCAAACCCAAACTTTTGACAGAACTCGTTTACAACAGGTACTAATTCTTTTACTGATGCCCATTGTAAATCTGTTTGCTTTATTTTAGTTACTCCGATGTGTTTGAGTTGAACTCTAGTAGAATAGATGATATCTGCTAATAAGTTTGCATCTCCTATACTTCCTGAAGCTCTACGAACAGCTTGAGTTTGTACCCTTTTATCCTCTCCTACCACTGAACGATGGTCCAAAGAGTATTGCCTGGCTTTAGTGAAGAACTCATCTACGAATTCTTCAGATACTCTACCCCCCATTTCCTTCCATAATTTACGGAATAAAGTTTTAGAGATATGTATAGAAGGTTCTCGTTGTGCCATTATAATTTTAACTGTGATTTTATAGTTAAAAGTTCTTGATAAGTCTGATATGTCGTCTCTCGTACATATTCTAAAGTCCTCTGTTTACCCAGTGAATTGACATCCTCATTATCTGGGAGGAATACTACCTTTACCTTTTTGAAGGGCACCAACTTAAATGCCAAATCTAATGCTTTATCTTTAGCATCAGGGTCAATCAATATTATAAACTTCTCTACTTGGCTCTTGATGAACTTGTTTACTTGCCATCTTGAAACTGCCTTACCTCCGGTTGCAATTCCATTCTCTCCCAAAGTTTCAGCATTGATTGCACCCTCACAAATATAAACGGTTCGGTATATTTCTAGAGCATCTGCATTATATATAATAAAACTCTTTCCCAAACCTGTTACATCTACTTCTGGGTTGTTATATTTGGGACCAGCGCCCATATATAATCGAGCATTGAAATAAGTTAATTGCCCATGCTCTGTAAATGGGATAATGATATATCCAAGATACTTACCTGTGTTACAATATCCCCATCCTTTACGAGCTAACTCTTCTATCTTAAATCCCCGTTTCTTAAGGTAATTCCTGGCAGACCTTGCCAATAGAGAAGTGCCCATAGATATGTTCTTGAATCCCTCTGGGAGGAAGAACTCTTTCTTACCTTTTAACTCAACCTTCTCTTCCTTGAAAACATATCCAGAATAATCACCTGATTCAAGTATAGATAATACTTCATGAAAACTATCCGTATTCTCCAAATACATTACCAAACTTATAGGAGAAGGATGCTCACCACACTTAAAACAATTACATCGATTGTTTGAAAGGTTAATGCCGAACTTCTTTTCTCCTCCACAGTAGGGACAGTCTGACTTCATCCATGAGTGTCTGTAGTCAAAGGCTCCTATCTTCCTCATAAAGTATTGATGGAGCCTACCCTTGAAATTACCATTAAGCTTCATAATACCCAGTCTTTATTTTATGTACATACCTATTCATACTACGTGTTGATATACCCCAGGCTTTAATTAAAGCCTTTATTTTAGTCTTATCATCTATACATTTTAATAAAGTCTGATATCTAACTTTAGTGAGTATTGAACGAGGATTCCTGAAGCATTTGAGTTGTTTGATACCAGGACGGTGTTGACCTTTTGTACTTCTACCATCACTAACCATTTGTTGAGAATTTTCTTTATAGGTACCCCAATATAAGTTCTCAACCCGGTCGTTGGATTTATTATTATCTTTATGACATACACAAGGTTTATTTTCTGGATTAGGTATATAAGCTTCAGCCACTAATCTGTATACTTTCAGATTATATCTTTTACCATTCGAATATAGATGAACTATATTTCTACCTGTACGATAGTGAGGATGTATAGTTACTTCACGATTACGCCTTATATTATATACCTTTCCATCTTTAGTTACATGGTACAAAGGAAAACCTTTTATATTGCTGTTAAGTCTCATATCATAAACGAAAATACCCGACCATGAATAACATAGCCGGGTAATTATTACTTATTAACTGGTAACTTCTGACATAATTCAGGAACTAGATGATGGATTATATATCCTCTACGAATCTTCGTTAATTCTGCTCTGGCTTCTTCTAACCTTAGGAAAGAATTCTTATAAGGTACCTCATACCTATCTATGTCTTTATACCCCATAGTCCTATGGTTGGGAGTAACCTTATTCCAATTTATAGAAGCCTTTTCTGAAGAGATGGGTACTCACTCACGGAAGAATACTCCTAAACTATACCTCTCTTCAATTGGACATACAACTTGATATCTGTTATCTGGTTGCCTTCTTAAACATATCTCTTTGGAAGCTCTCCTACGAAATATCTTCAATAATCTTACATTCATAACTACATGTGTTCAGTAGCTTGGAATACGCCAATATGGATATTATAATGACAGTGAGGGCAAGTGATGCACTCTTCTCCATTATGCTCTGGACCATAACTTAAATCCAAGAATACCTCCTTCTCATTGAAAGCTACCTTAGAATTGCAATTTTTACAAACTGTAGTCCTCTCCTGAATTTTAAGAGGCTCTGTAGTAATAACTCGTGCCATACAATTTTAATTATTTAAGGTTTAACTAAATATCACCTGAGGTTTTACTTCTCTTTTCTGGGTCTGCGTTGGGATTACTTACCCTTTTCTTTTTCTTAAGTAAATCATCTACCTGTTTACCCATGGACTCATCATATTTTGCTCTGGCCTCTTTAGAGAACTCCTTCATACGTTGTCTTTCTGGGTCCATATTAAACATTACTCTACCAGATGGAACTCCATCACGTTGAACTACAACTTCCATTCTCATGATGTTATGTTCTTCTTCGTCCTGAGTAGAATTTAATCCCATGACGCATTTTGCATTTCTTATTATAGAAATAGCTGATGCTATATCATTATCCTCGTATCGGGTTTCTTGATGCTTAGCACCTTCTCTAGTAACATGTTGGGCAGTCCAAATAGCATCTAGTCCCAACTCATCTCCCATATTATCTATATCTATATATACATTGTTGATACGTTCTACATCGTCCCTATCTCGAGCAATAGAAGCCAACTTTGCAGCATAGTCAATCATGATAACACTGACCTTAATACCCTTCTCTGTTTCTAATTTCCTAACTAGATTAGTGATGGTATTACAATCTGCAATGGTTGCAGGTACACGCTCCACAATAAACTCAACCCCGAGTCGTTTATATTTACGCATGTGCCTTTGCTCCATCTTATCATAATCACCAGTTAACATCTCCCTCTTGGTCTTATTGAGAGTAGACTGTATCATACGATCCATTAACTGGTTCTTACCATTTTCAGTATCTATGTATAGAACATTCTTCTTCATTGCCAGATATCCCCGGGCAATATTGATAAGTGCAAATGTCTTTCTCCGTTTAGGGCGATCAATCAAAACGAAAAGAGAATTCTTGGGATATCCATCTCCATTACCCAACCTATTCAACTGCCAAAATGGAGTGGGAACTACATCTGGGTCAACCTTTCGCATAAGTTGTCGCATTGCAGTTCCACTAACCATTAACAAAGGTTCGTCCTTCTTTTGTGGTTTTGAACTTTGTAGAATCTTAGTTAGTTTAGCTTGATAGGTTTCGTAAGAATTGTAATCAGAGAAGTCCATACCTTCATTTAAGGCTTTCAATTCAATGTAGGCAATAAACTTGTGTATGTTCTCCAGAACAATATCTACATCTTTTAGAGGCTTATTATAAAGTTCAGATATTAAACTATGAATATTAGGGATATCATCCTTGGTAACTAAGTCTACATAATCCTTACCTTCTAACAAAGTTTTAACCTGCTCAACCATTAAGACCTCACTTGGTATTCGTTGGTATTTCTTTACGAATTTTACCAAGGCCTCTACTACTATTGAGTGTTCAATTAAAGTAAAGTACCCAGGTTTTATCTTTGTAACATATAGAAGAGCTTCCTTCCCTTGTACCAAAAACCTAAGTACTTCTAATTGAAACTCGATAGAGAACGTAAACTTGTCACAGGAGTTTAACCTCTTCTTTACCCTATTTTGTTTCATATTTTATATAATATTCATGAGTGTATAATCAATAGTATCTGCTAGATAATATAGTTCTCCAAGCTCATCTTTGAACATTCTTGAACACAGACGGTGAAATAATTTTGATAAAATTCATACAAGTTGTTACTTTATTATTTATATTTGCATTGTTAAAAATCTTTACTACTATGAAAGGCAACAACGGAAGTGAACTACATCGCTTGACAGAATTAAAACCTTATGATGAGGATTTGTTTAATAGGTTATATAAAACCTGCAAACCCTTAATCCGTAGACTGACGAGAGGAGTTGATTCCAGAAGATTTAATCTCACACCAGATATTATTAACTCTTTTTTCTGGGATAAGTTCTTGTATGTATTTAATAAATACCAAGACGAATACGATGAAGAAAGGTTGAAAGCAACTCTCTTATCTTCCCTGCAAACTTATAAAAGTAAGTTACTGAGGAATGCTTATACTAAGCAAGCAGAGTTTAACCAAGAGTTAACTTCTTTCGAAGTGTTATTTGACAATAATAAGGAGTTACTTGATGATTCCGATGAGACCAGAATAAAGGAGGAACAATCTCAAAGATTCCATCAATACATGAAAGAACACCTTACACCAGATGAATATCTGGTTATGCAAATACAACTTGAACCTCCCAAATGGTTTGAGTCTCGTATCAAAGATTCCCATGGCAAGCTTTCTATATTACATCTTATAGATTACTTTGAGTTACCTCGGGATAAGTTTGCAGTTAATATGTTTTCCCGGATGAGGAAAACCATTCAGAGGGTTTTAGAACAAGCTGCAGTAGACCTTAAACAATGAAAAAGGCCAGAGCAAGGTTATTGATAACCTCACTCCGGCCCCACTTAACCAACTCAACTATGGTTCAGTTTACAATATAGGCACATAACCCTCGGCTTGTATACCCGCATATTCTTCCCCAGTTCTATCAGAGATGGGTATAGTAATCATATGGGCTACTTCTACCCATGTTTCCGGATCAGATGATTTAGTTACTGTACCCACTGATGCCTTAACCCTTGCTACGGAGTTAGTTATCTCTAACCATGAAGTATATTTAGAGAACTCACAATCTTCACTTGAGGATAATTCTGGCTTTATATCTCTGGCCTTAAAAGTAGACGGCATAGCCATCATTACTCGAGTTATACTTTCAGAACTGTTCCTTAACCTCAGTATTTCTGATAGCATCAAGGACATCTTTGAATTCTTAGAAAATAACTTGGATAAATCATAGGTCAAACCCGCATTACTAGTTCCCCTATTGGATAAGCATACTACTACTCTTAGGGTTAAAGTAGATGTACCCATTAAAGCTTTTATATAAGCATAATGGCCAGGAGAGCTAGTTGGACTAAATGATAAATTACCACTATCTGCTACTTCTACTTTTCCTAATCTACTGTGTAACCTTTTCAAATTCATAGCTACTCTCCATCCGATAGCAGCATCAGGATTCCTAAGTTGATAGAACCCAGTAGGTACACATATACTCCCATTACTATGGGCAGAAAATTGAGGGAGTATACAACCCACTAATTTCCAAGTTTCTTTACCACGGGGGGGAGATACAAAACTATATTTCATGGCCCCCTCTGAATTGGGTTTAAAGCTTACAGTGCCTATGTCCCATTTGTCCGTGGGTACCTGTTGGGTTTTACTATCTATATCTATCTCGGGAGATACGAAAATACCCATAGCATCTGATGACTCATACCACTGATAATTAAGGGTTTTGGTTACTGGTCTAGCTACAACAAAGTTAGAACCATTTATATTTAGCTTAGTAAAAATAAAACCCTCCTTATCATCCGAAGAAGCTGAGTCCTTAGATACTACTACTTCTATGCCTTGACCTAGAGAAGAGATTAAGTTATTCACATGACTCATTAAATAATTAACATCTCCGGGAACTGTACTTTCCTCCAGAACTTTTACCCTAGCCTTGAGGTCAAGAATATCCAAAGGATTCATTCCGTATGGCTTTACAGGGAATTGACCATGGATAGGTACCAAACACAAAGTGTAATTCAATGAAGACATAATAGACTTATATCTTTGATTGCTTGGGTCACTATCCCATTCAGGTCTCCATCCAACCAAGTATACTCCTATGAGAGAATCTACATTCTTGTTGAAAGGCATCCCTGAATCAGCCAGGAGTTCTAACATCCTTTCATAATCCCAAGAAAGTACCTCATCAAGGCCATACACCTTGTCAAAGGTTAACCACCCACATGTGAAGTTAGTTACACTGGGGGGATTTTCACTTCCATCGGGACGATAAGTATGAGTTGCTTTTACAGCAAATGCCACCAGCTTCTGAGGGTTACTCAGACTTGGCCATCCCCCCGAAGGTTGTACTCCGTTGAAAGTAAGTACATCTGGAGCTATGTGACATAATCCATCAGGAGTGGTGTAGGCATTGAATACCTGGCCTGCAGTATTATCCTTATTTGAAAGAAATACCCTACGAGCTCTTCCCAGGATATTAGCCACTCCCGAAGGTAATGTACTCGGCTTCTTGAATACACTGGTTATGGTTACATCTTGTTGGGTAGTATCTACCCAGTCGAAGCCGCAAATAGGACCGGTACCAGCCGTTATGGCAAGAGGTTCCATAATCTCTTTAGATTCTATCAAATCTCCGTAGACTTGGTAGAACCTCGGTTGTACTATCCCATTTACTATTTCGGTTACATTATTCTGTGCCATAGTTATATTTTTAACTTATCGAGGTTCTCATCGATGAAGATTAAGGCCTTGGTTAAGGATTCTACCAGTTTCTGGTTCACTGAGTCATCCTCGAGTAGAGCCACGTCATCGGGATTATCCTGGAATAACCACTCGAGAAGTACTCCCCAGTAGTTGTTGCCCATCAGTACAGTGAAATTGGCTTCCTTATCAGGGTCACCCTCTGATGGGTCTGTTCTGTGTTTATAACCATCTGTAGTGGGGAAGTCTTCCTGCAGTTGTTCGAATATTACTGTAGCAAATAAATCCGAACGGGTTTGTCCTTTGGTGGTATATATTTCAAATCCCCGGGCAGTGCACCACTCATTTCCCATGCCTGCGGCATTGTTATGGAGAGATAGCAGAAACTTAGTTCCCCCTCGGGGAGCATCTAAATTATTTGCAATTTCTTTTCTTCTAGACAGCCCAATTTCGGTGTCTTTAGTATTGGTGAATGCTACTTCGAATCCTTCCCGTTTAAGACATTCTGCCAACATCTTACCCACTTTTCTACTCCACAGGTATTCCTTGTGTCTGCCATCTGGAGATTGTTTCCCTGCCACATCTGACCCATGAGCAAAATCTATTATGGGCAATAATCTTCGTGCCATGTTATAATTTTTTAAGGTACATTAGTTTTAATCCGTTTAGATACATACCAACAGATTGGTCCATATTAGAAATTGTAAATTGGTCCTTTGGTATATATATCTGTTCAATTACCATATCTTTTATTGCCTCATTATCTTGAGGCTCAAAGATATTTGACAGAGATTTACCATTACAGGTGAAGTTTGATAATAATCCGCATAACTCGGAATATTCATTGTTCACCAGGCTCTCTACCTTCTTTATGGTCGACTCTTTATTATCGATATGATTTTCAAACCTTATACGTAGTATCGCATACTTCAGGATGTGCCCCAAGCAATTGAATTCCCTACGTATCAGTATCTGAGCTTCAGTTATACCTATGGTAGAGTCAGCAGCTCCATCAAAGAATTCCTTTACCTGTTGTGATGATTCTGATACCACGGTTACCTTTTTATTTAGGTTCCAGATGGTATATATAAACATTACTACCATCACTAAAACCATTACCATGAATATACCGAATATCACTTTGAGTGCCCCATAATTAGAGACAGCTTCAGCCAGTTCAATCGAAGATTTAGTTAGAGATTGAACTACATGATCAAGTTTGGGGTCTTCTTGAGCAAAAGAAGATAGTAGAGTTATTAGAGGGAGGTTAAGCATATACAATATAGATTACGGCAGTAGTTTGTTCAAATACAACAGAACTGTCCTCGGGTTCAAAATATTTTACATTTACGGGTAGGTACTTGTTGACAATATTTACCAGAGTCTCTCTTACCTTATCACTATAGTCGGATGGATGTTCTGATTGTATTTGTTCCCTTTCAGCCTTTATCTCTTCTTCGGTTGCATCGGGATTCATCAGCTTCCACTCTTCCAATAGTTGTTCTTGAATCTCATGGTCTTTCATTACCATAAAGTCCCACTGACCCTTTGGTATACCAATAGTGAGAATCATTGGGACACATTCCCAACAATCTGTCTCGGTATCATAAGTAGCTGAAGGAGTATCGAAGTGAGAGATAGTATCGTAGTTTACAGAACCATCACCTATAGCTTGAGCTATTGAGGCTTTGGTACTTTCATCTACTTCAGTTAGAGTAAATGTCACTCCGTAAAAACGGCCTAATATTTCATAAAACCGTCGAGTACCTCTTATCTTGTACAAAGATATGGCGTATCTTAGAACTAACCGGTAATCAGCAGTGGGAAAACCCCTGTCCTCTTTTACCCAATTCTCTAGATTCTCCTCTGTATAAGGTTCTCCCTTAGTTAATACGCCATAAGCATAAGGAATGAACCCAAAGTATTCCCATAGATAGTTCAGGAATATAGGATTAGCTTTATCCACATCCAAACATTCCATGAAATTATCTATATCGGGCATTACCTCAGTATCGAAATAGCCAGAACATACATCTATGAACCTTTCGAATATACCCTTGCCTTCTGAATCCTGATAGGTATCATTAGCTTTGTAGTAATGGTCGAAAAGATTACTGAAGATGTAATCCCTGAAGAATGTCTTCACTGGATTAAACCACTTCATTGATTATGAGTGTTATGTTATCCGAACTGATAGTAGGGATATTATAGTTGTGTGGAATCAGGTCTACCAATCTACCGTTGCTTCCCATAGGTTGAGTAGTTAATTGATATACGGTTCTGTTTTCGTAGTTTGCATTTTCAACCGGTAAGTTAATAGTAAGGCTGAACTTTGACTTTGTCAGAGTTACCTCAAGAGGTTTACCATACTGACCCGAGTATAGAGCATTACCAGATAAATCCCTGTTAGCATACACCTTATATAAGGCATTACCGTTTTCTATTACGGTCTGTATGTAACAATTCTCAAAGTCAGATTCCGGAGTAGAAGTTGTAAAGGATATCATCTTAAAATAGGTGATATTCAGTGCTGGCACTGATACTATCTCTTCCGTATTCTGAGAGTTAATGTTTATGGCTATCGGGTATGGTAGTAAATATAGTTCAGTTATGGTAAGGAAGTCAACCATGGGTTGATTATCCATAAGAGCGTACAAATCTGACTGTCTTACCGGTTTATTGATATCAGAGTTTTGATAGTTATAAGCATCTAACAAGGCCTTCTTTACCTGATTGCTTATATCTATAGATTTGAAAGACTTCCTACCGGTTATCTCGGCCGATAAATAAATCTTAGCTGCATGTGTAGAATATACACTTACTCGAGTAGTTAATACCTTGGATGATTCCATCCTCTGCCTTACATTATTGATAAGCTCTGTGCTTGCTTCAGAACCACCGTCGGGGGTGATATATACTTCTACATACTTTCCGCAAATGTAATTGCAGTAAGCCTTATCTACCCCATCTATCAACATAGCTATGGCTTCATAATCCTCCTTAGTGATAGCTACCCCAAGAGTTTTGATACTCAACGGGATATGTTCTTTAAGTGTATCAAAATCCTCATAGTCAGAACCTCCAGTAGCAGCTATGGTATTTGTAAGAGTAAGGCCAGAAGTTACATCCGTCATCACAGTGGGAACTTTATCAAACTGGTTTGCGGGTATATTACCGTTTGCACCATAGGTCAGATAATACTGTCCCTTAATGAGTGAGCCTATAGTTGGTTTTCTACCGAACTGACCATCACCGAATACCAGATACGGAGTGAGAGTAGTATCGAGTTCTACCTTGTATACCTTATCACCTGGACCTGAATAAGCAAAGGTATCTACCAGAGTCCAGGCCTCTCCACCAATGGTAAGTACCATAGAACCCTCTACATACTTCTTATCCGTAGGTAAGTCTCCCAAAGTTATGATAATATCATGAGAGGTATAAGTACCCAGTTCTACTTCTTCCACGGCCTCTTTCTGAGCTACCGGTACTTTATAAGTATATGTACCCCTTTCAATAGTTACATTGCGAGTAGTTATCCACTGTTTACCATCCTTTGAATTGAATATAGTGTTCTGGGGTACTTGTATATCTACCGGGAAAGGACTCCCGTCTTGCATATATACTGTTAAGTCTACTGAAGATGGGATAGCTGATTTTATGTGGTAATCTACCAGCTTAGCATGCTTGTACAATGACGAGTACCTTCGGCAGGTTGGAAGGAAAGCTTCTCTTGCCATGCCATCAATGTAGTAGTGTATCACCTCAGCAATACCTGCAAAGATTGAGAGTGTAAGTATGAATATATTACCTTCACTCATATCCGTTATCTCTGGAACCCTTTCATTCAGAGATTGAATTAGTTTGGCTTTTATGTCATTATATGACCTCTGAAAGGGAGTGAGCCAGGGGTTGCTAGTAGACATTTGTTGTGGAATTATTTAAGTTATACTGAAAGTTTAACTCTTCTACCCTCCGAGAGTTCTGCACCTTGAAGTATATAAGGAGTCTTATGGATTCCTTAGTGGGTTTCAGAGCAAATACCTTTAATGCCGTTATCCTTGGTTCCCAGGCTGCTATACCATCCTTCACGAAATTTTTAATCATGAGGTTGAGAGCACTTGTGTTAGGTTCTTCCAAACATTCCCAGGTTCGAGAACCAAAGTCTTCTTGTCTGAATCTTTGGCCTATTTGATAGGTTAAGATAGCTGTGAGGTTCTGCTTTATTAAAGCAACATCCCCTCGGAGTATATACCACCCTATCTTTGGTACTACTCTTCCATCTGGCAGCTGTACTGATTCTGGTTTCCCATCACTCCCGAGGGCTTGTTCAAGCTTTATCGGGAAATAGGCACCACTACCAATAGTGTTGAGTTGATTATAGTTTGCCATTAGTTAGGTTGTTTAATTGTTTCACTTTCAATATCCTCCACCTTGGTCTCTTCCAATTTAGAACCAGCCCAAGATGCAGCAGCAGTCTTCAAAGCACCACCACCGTCCTGAGGTTTAGGTACCCAGTTAGTAAATGTCTGCTTTATTTTATTTAGGTCTTGCTCAATTTTATTTAACCTCCCTACTACCGAATTGGATTCAGGAATACCAACTTCTCCCCCCTGCATTATAATGTTATTCGCATCGACGTTTATGTTACCGTCTAGAGACTTAACAATTATATCTTGTTGGATTATTGCAGTTAATACTCCCGATTCACTTTCATCCAGTATAATCCTATTGCCTTTGGGTGTAATAAACCCAAGTACATGGGGTTTGTCTAAGTCAGGAGGCATCTCTCCGATTGCCCAGCCATGATAAGACCAGAGGGGGTGTCTTGGGTCTCCATTTTCAAATTCTACATATACTATAGAACCTTCACGAGGAGATAACCATTTGAATCCCGAACCAGGACCTCCCTGCTGATGTTTGGGATAGGCCCATACTTCTACACCTCTTAAGATACTTGGAAGGTGTACACATACCTTGTTTTGAGAGTCAGGGTCATCGGAGGTTATTACTATACCTCGATAGGTAGAATAGAACCTTCCAATAGCCTCTATACCTCTCTGTTGAATCAGTTCATATAAGGTCATTGTTCTCTTGGGCTTATGTTCCTACCAACTTGAAAATCCATCCTTGAATCTACTTCTACCCTGTAATCAGTGGGGTTATCAGGATTCTGATGTACTAATATTTGACGACCTGCTCTTTGGGGATTTTCTTTGTCTTCTTTCTTCCAAGTTGAATCTCGGTATCTCTTTACTTCTTCTTTAATCCTACTGGGTATCTTCCAAGCACCCGTAGTATAAGATTCTTCAGCTACATCATGAGCCTTTTGGAATACTTCCTGCATGTTTACCGAAGTAGATATCTTATTTAGTATGGAGTTACGTGACTTCTTCTCGAAAGTAACCTCAGTAAAATATCCACCGGTATCAAAGTTATGTTCAACTTCTTTTGCATACCAGTCATCGGAATATCTTTGACCGACATTCTTTATCTCGATAATCTGAGAAGATTTCATGTTGGGATTGCCTACAAACTTAGCTTTAGCCTTAATCTGACTATTCACTGATTCAATGATGTCATTAGACATAAAGCTACCCATGGTCATGAATAGAGGGTCAGCTACCACTCGTACACCAGGTACTTGTATTTCTACCTCCATTTCTATTAATACCTTCTGTCCAACCTGATATCCACCAGCTGGTTGTATTATAGTTTTATCGGATGTTTTTTGTAAAGCTCTGTACCCAGATTTCCAGTTCCTATCATCTATAACTTTATTATTCTGACCTTTAGCATAATCTTTAGTACCTCTAGTAGAATAATCTATAGGGTCAACTAATATCAGTACTTTCCTTTTAATAATGAAGTTAGATACTTCATCGGGAGGCTGAGGAAGCTTAGGCTTTTCCTCTTCTTTTACCTCTTCACCCGAGCTTACTTTTTGAGCATAGCTTTTTATAGCATTCTCAAACTCTTTCAACTCATCCAGATACTTTTTCCATTCAGCTTCTATCTGAGAATTATAAGTTTTAACTTCTGCCTCAGTTAAAGAAGGATTTGAAGCTATCTTTTGTTGAGCATCAGTTATAGAACTGTATACAGGAGGTTTTTTAGAAGGGTTGTTTACTTGACGACAAATGGATTTGCTTGGTACTATAGCTCTTTCAAACTTTGCCATTCGAGTAACATCTCTTGGCTCCATAAGTATCTCAGGCTTATTCCTTCTTACGTAGGCGTCTGGCTTACATGGGTCATCATTGGTAGGTATACATTGAACTACCTCTGTTTCCACAGTTTTAGTATCAGGGTCTATACTTGAAGCTTTACCAGCTTCTATACTTTGTACGTATTTAGTTTGAACCCTGAACTCTAACAGTTCTCCAGTTCCACCAGCATAGGTATATGCAAATACCGTTTTACCTGACTGCTTTCCATTGTGTATCTCTATCTTGTTATCACGAGTGTCTACAAAGTTAGGACCTCCTGGCATAGCCTTAACTATACCCACTAACTGAGAGTATTTGTTTAAGAATGTAGCCGAACCTGCAATTACAGTACCTTCTGCAAATGTGGCCGGTATCATCTTTAACTTATATCTATCAGGGTCCTGAGCAGGTTTAGAAAGGTTCTCTGGAGTCAACTCAAGTATTTTTACTCCTACTAACCCATCATCTATCTCCTCAGAGTTTTGTATTTTTGTATAACAAGGTAAGCAAGGCTTACTTTTCTCTTTGCTCTGTTTTGCCATCACATGGTTGATTATCGGTTATTACCAGAGCTGTACCAGCTTTCTGAGAGTAATCCGTTACAATTAAAGGCATCTTACCCAAGGCTAATTCCTTGAATACCTCCAAGTACTCGGTTTTATTACCCACAAATTTTGAAGGTTCGGCTTCCAAGAACATCTTTGCATCAGCAAATTCTATGGTAAACTTTACTCCCTCTGGTGTAAACTCTATCTGATGACTCTTTATGTTGACCAATCTTACAGGACCGGATTTGAAAGAGCTGTCACTGAATATCCATCCCCACTGTATCTTCAAAGGCATCTTGAATTGTAAAGAGGGATGGTCCACTATTCCTACAAAGTCAGTTACTATAGTAAACTTACCTTTGTCTCCTTTACCTTCTGTGTACTTGTAGTTGAAGTTCTCGACTTCCATACCGATGGGAATGCCATTGAACTCGTCCATAATAGGAGAGCCAGCTCCATCGAATATGGCAAGGTATGGAGTACCATTACCGTTTACGAGAATGGGTTTACTATCCTCCATAATTCGGTATGATTAACTCCATATCCTCATGGACATCCTCGAAAGGATTGAGAATATCATTGGCATCCGCAATTACTCCCCACATTCCAGAATCTCCATAGTATTTGAAGGCGATGTTTTGGATTGTTTCTCCTTCAAGTACCGAATGAATTATATGGTCTGAAGATATTGCAGATATATTCCTTTCCAAAGATACATCCCCGTCTGGGAACTTTATTACATAACTGTCCTCATAAGGACTTGTTCCTGGGATAGTAACCATAGTTATTTAATTTTGTGTACCTACTCTCCCCGTATCGGAGTTTTCTAGAGAATTTACTTCCCCACCATCATAGATTACTCCAGGCGTATACTGCAACTTACTAGTGGGGATTATTTCTTCCCAAGTTCGGTTGTTTTTGGTTACCCTTTTGAAGGTGAGGGTTTGAGTTGCACAGTTAGGAAATAGCTTAAGGTCGAAAGGTTGACTTACGGTATTTACTATCCTTTGACCAGTATCGGGGTCATGGTCATATCTTTTCCTCATACGAGCTGCATTCTGGAAATGAGTTAATTCGTATGGAGCTGAAGCCAGTATGAAAAGGTCGTCTTCGAATAACCCAGAATTACCCCACTGTATTCTTAAAGTAGGAGGTGATGCAGAATAACCATCAGCTCTTGCCCAAGATTCGAGCAATCGACATTTATTCACCACATCATCTCTATGTTCTGCATCTACTGAATACCAGGATATATCGAAGGCTATAGTATCTTCCCCTCCCGTATAGAAATAGAAAGGATTGTTACGTCCCATGGATTTAACTGCAGCCCATGTAGCAGCTGGTTCTACCCGTAACCTGTCTGGCCTGTTTTGAATCACTAAGCTTACAGCTGGTGATACATTCAGGTTAGCAATAACTATGTCGTTCTTTATCAGTTCGGAAGTCAACTTGTTTGCTACGGTATAATCTATGGACTTAGCCTTCAAAATCTGTTCAGGAGAAACCCCAGCTGTTTCAGCAGCTATACGATTCTGAGTCCAAGGGTCCTGAGCCTGAGCTAAAGAGAACGAACCCTTTCGGGCTACATGCAGATTCTTTGCGTCATGGGCTTTACCCGTCTTATTGGGTTCTGCCTTAGCCATTGGAGAAGTAGCCCTGTTTATGAGTATCAGGGCTCTCCATACTTTATTGAGAGGAGATTGGAATATCCTCCCTTGCTCAAGGTCAGCTACTTCTTGAGCTACTTTTCCTAAAGGTTTTCCTATGAGCGATGCCATGATTTATTAGTTTACTCCAGCAGCTACATTTATCTCTGAATCTCTTTCACCAAGGTACTCTTCCAGGAACTTCTTACCATCCATATTGATAGTTAAGTGAGTACCTATATTTTCCCGATTGTTGAGCTTATCAGTATAAACTCCGAGCATCTGTACTAACCATCGTATTTCCTGAATGGTTAATGCTTGAAGATTATCCTTTTGTTTATAACCTTCTCTACTAGCTTTGATAGCAGATGCTAAGTCATTGGTAGCTCTAGTATTCTCGTCTTGTGATGATTGATTATTCTTGAGGGCACTGTATATCATGGGTCCAAATATGGATATACCAGTAATGGCTAATCCAAGTGGACCTCCAAACAAACCGAGTAATCGAGAGCCGAATCCCAGTATGCCTCTACCCACAGAAGCCAAAGCTCCTCGAGATGCCGCACCTGCTGCTGCCCCTGCAGCAGTACCCATTAAACCACGAGTCATCTGACCCGCATTGGTAGTAGTGACCATTGCAGCAGGTACTGGAGTCCATCCAGAAGCTCCCCTACCAGTTTGAGCATAGTATCTACCATTGGCTCCCATTTTTGCTGGAATATTACCATTATAGAAATAACCTGGTAATCCAGCCATACCCGCAACGGTAGCCGCACTTGCTCCGATACCAGCCTTCCTTTGAGCTATGATGGCTCTTTCCATGTTTAAGTAACCCTGAGCAGACATAGTGGCTTGAGACCAGCCGCCCATCATTAACCTTATCATGGTTTTGAAGGATACTTGAGAGTCACCATTCAGTAATAACCAACGTGCTCTCAGTCCCATCCAAATAGAACCTATCTTTAAACCAACTGCAGCTATAGCAGCAAATCCCGCTATCCATGGACCAAATGGAGTTGCCATTAGGTCACGAAGCTGAGATATGGCCCAACCGAGCATATCCAGAAATCCCATTATAATAGGATTCTTACCCAGGGCTTCACTGAAAGTAGTCATAAGGTTCTCGGCAGCAGATTGGATAATATCAATTTTACCTGCAAGGGTTTCCATTCGTTTCCCTACTACCTCTTCAGCAAATCCCGCAGAATTGTTTTGTATCTTATTTAACAGGTCAAAGTAACCTTCAGTATCACGCATGATTGCAACTGCAGCACGCATACCACGTACACCGAAGATACTCTTGAATACGGCATTCTGGTCTACAGTTGATAAACCTTGAGTAGCTTCACCAATCTTCTCCAGAATTACTGCAAAATCCTGAAGGTCTCCGTTAGCATCTACAAAATCCTGTTTTCCCAGTCCTAACTTGGCTAAAGCCTTAGCTCCCTTGAAGTTAGGGTTGGTTAATGACTGAGTCAAGTAGTCTGCCATGTTTCTTATAGAAGTACCTGCCATAGAACCCTGAATACCTGCATTACCCAGAGTACCAATCATGGCAGCTACTTGTGGTAACTGTTGTTTCAGAGTTACCATGGATGCAGCCGAGTATTTGATAGACTCAGCTAAGTCGGCCATTGATACATTGGATGACATGGCAGCCTTAGTAAGCTGGTCACCAACAATACCTGCAGCTTCTTGACCCTCTAACTTGAAGGTCCTCATGATATTGGTCAGTAAGTCAGCTGTGCCTCCTTTACCTCCCAACTCCATGCCCGTGGCATTAGCCATCATGGCTGCACCAGATATCATTTGCTGAATCTGGTTTGCATCATTACCTGCCATTGCCAAGTATTTCATACCTGAAGCTATATCCCTTGACATGAACATGGTCCTTAAACCTAATGTCTGAGCAGTTTCGGATAACCCAGACATTTGATTTTCGGTAGCTCCAGATATAGCTCCCACTGAAGTCATCATGTCTATGAAATCAGCTCCGGTTTCTATAGTAGTGGTTAATGTTGATACTATCGAACTGGCCACACCACTGGCTATATTAGCGTACGACTGAACTGCGGTTAAGTTAGCCTGTACAGCATTTTTAGCATCCCTATGTAAACCTCTGATAACTGAGCTAGCTTCCCTTGCTTGGTTTGAAAACCTATCTTGAAGGACAAGAGCCACACCTATCTCGAGTTGTCCTGCAGAAGGACTACCACTTGTAAAAGCCATATAGTTTCAGATTTATCGAACAAAAGAGAGCTGCCCTACTTTCCTTTGGGCAGCTCTTTCTCAAGGGCATTGTAATATGCTTCGGCAGCTTCTATAAATTTCTTCCTTCGCCGCCAGGGGAGCTTTGCTAGAGTGTTAAAGTCAATACTAATATTAGCTTTAACAATGTATAGATATACATCTTCTAGTTCTCCCGTGGGTAGAAAAAATTATCTACCGCCATCACTGGTACCATAATCTTCTGTCCCGTTTCGGGGTCTTCGATTTGAGTAGTACCGTGGAATAGGGGGTCAAACCCTTTGATAGCAGACCTTATGTCCATCATATCTTTTGGGCTGAACATCCGGAAGTTCTTCACAGGTTCATAGTTGTCACCAACCTTCAGTTTGAGATTACGAGCAACTAATTCCTGATTTTTGGTACGTTCACTAGCGGGGAGATTTAAGACGTAGGCTTCCCCGCGGGCATTGAGAAGGTCGAAGCACATCTCTTTTCCACTTTTAGTAGTGAACTGTATTTCAGAGCTCTGTTTGGGAACAGGATAGAATGGAATGGCATTGGGTTTTGCCTCCATTTCTTCCATAGTTGGAACTACCCCGTAATCGAAAAGGAATTCTTCCTGAAGGTTTATTTCGTAATCTACCTCACGAACCTGACCTTCTGCTGGGCCGTCCCATGTATATCTGAAATCGAGAATCTCCCCGAGAGAAAACACCCGAGAGTTTATCATGATGGCATACCTATCAAGGGAGGGCATTTTCTGCACATCTTCTGGGGTAAGCAATCGAGTTGCTGTTATATCAGTATCGGTTACAATGCCTGCAATGAACTTTGATATGTTCATGAAGGTTTTGGCATCTACCGGATTAGAAAGGATATCATCATCCTCTCCATTCTGTTCCCTTATAGTTACCTCGTAACCACTTGGGAGTTTGAAGGTAAGTTTCTTACCATAAAGTGTTTTGTCTTCCATGTTGTTGAGTTGTTAAGTGTATTCTTCTGAATATAGTCTTGGATACGAAAAAGGGAGAGTTCATTGCTGAGCTCTCCCTTGGTGATTCACTATTACAGCTTCTCGCAGGTGTCTACTGAGAACTCCAAATCCTCCAGAGTGTTGTCCGAACTCATTCGGTCTAAGTCCTGTCCGTTTACCTTGCAAGGCCATACTCCGGTACAAGTCCAGGAATTAAGGATAGATACTCCATCCTCGGCCAGCTCATTGATGAGTACGGTTTCCTTGTACTGACTTGGGGTTAAACCTCCCCCGAGCAGCATATCCTGTACTGACATCAGCCAATCCCATAACCAGGTATCTGAACCAGAAGTTGTCTCCAGCTTAGATGCAGTTAAGTTACCAACTGATACCCTGCCACCGGTCTTTACGTCGTAGTTTACATCCCCGTGTGCAACCTGTTCGATACTTATCTCAGGTACAGTTACCTTCTGAAAGAGGAAGGGGTTGATTGGGTGCTTGACAAATATTATTTGCCATAAGAACTTCTTCCTCGGGTTTTTTACTTTAGCTCCTGCCATAGTATTTATCGTATTTATTTGTTAGTTATTCTGGGCAGAGATGGATACTTCACCGGTGCTCTTGTTTACAGCAATGTCGATGATAACATCCATTTCGATATCCTGCATTGAAACAACCTCCTTATACTTCAGCTGAGCCCGATATTTACCCTGGCGAACGTCGGCCTCATTGTTTATCTGAAGCTCTTCGTAACTCTGGGCATCCTGGTCACCTATCCACTCATAGGAAGTGATGGCATTGCGGGTCTGCAGGTCATCCAGAATTTCTTTTGCTTCGTGATAAATGAGTTTCCACGTATCGAAGGTATTGGGCTCTTCGATGTAGCTCTCTAAAATCGGCCGGAGGTTTTTCTTCAGATAGAGATTGAGACGAACTATGGAGATGAATTTCTCCGAATCGTCTACTGGGTTCGAAGTGAAACCATGCCAGAGCATAGTGCGCTGACCCTGGGTCCTGGTGTTCTTGATTACGAACAGGTTCATGTACCACTGAGCGAACTCGTTAAGAGTATCCACTTCAGCAGGTCCTCCCAAGTTCTTCATAACCGGACCGAGTGCCGAAGTGATTACACCTCTGTTCATACCCGAGAATGAATACCATGGCCCATAGGTAGAAGCACAGATAGCATCGAGTCCAATTACTGAACCGAGCACATCGCATTTCTGGAGAGAACCGTTTTCGTTGTAGTACTTGATACCACCACCGAAGTATGCCACCTCTTTCTTTGCACCAATGGTCTGTACCAAAGTCTTAAGTGCCGAAAGTGTCTCTTCGGGAGTTGCTGGGGTACGAGTGTCAGGAGCATACTTAGGCACTTCCACATACAACATCTGTTCGAAGATGTTGTGTACATCGGCAGCTACAGAGGTATATACCTTGGTATAATCCGTAGGCAGATGCTGATGTATATGAGAAAGGATTACCGAATATGCCTCGTAGTAGGCCTTGCTTGCCTGATATGCCGAGAGCCATTCGTCTGCCGTAGGAGTAGCCCCTGCATTACCCTCAGTACACTGCATGTATACGTTGGTATCGGAAATTTCCTCGGCATCCACGGTACCTTCCGTTATCTTACCCACAGTAATCATCGAGTTCCAGTTGGAGAACTGACGAAGAATGGATATGATATCTTCCATGGTCTGAATACCGGTTGCCAGATTTGCCATGGTACCCTGACCATCGCCTGCCTTACCCTGGATTGCCTCAAAAGTGATGTTGGGAGCATTATCCAGGAAGTTCTGCAGAGTATTCACATTTATAGAGGGATTGGTTACTCCCTCGGAAGTGTTTGCAGATACTGCCGAGAAGAACAGCATTTCGTTGAGCATGCTGTCGTACGTCGGAATATTGGTAATATCATCCCGGCCACCATACTGAATGATGCTTGCACGGAGTGTTGGTTCCGTGGATACATTCAGCTTCAGGTAAAAAGGACGATTGAGATTAACTCCCGTATCACCCAATACCGGAGAACCAGCCTCTCGAGTACGTATGGCCATGTGCATAGAGAGACTGTTCTCAGCCCCACTCGGGTCGGAAATAGTAATGGAAATAACCGAAGAACCGTCTGGTACCGATACCGAGGGAACTGCCCGAGAAGAAGCCGGTGTTACCGACATAGGCTTTGCCCAACCATAAGTAGCCCCAGCTCCAGCTACTCGTGATACCCGGACTTTTGCACCCATTTCCAGGGCTTTCATGATGTTTGATACCGAACCATCCGGAACTATTTCCGAACCGAAGATGCGAGTGAACTGTGAGGGAGTTGCAATCAAGTCCTTCGGGTCTTCGAATGGACCCTTAGTAGTACGGGCTACTACATTGATTACACCCAACAGAGGTACACTTGATTGTACATTCAGGTTCTTAAAGTTGAACCTTACTCTTGGAGTCTGTGGCATATAATTATTGATTAAGGTTATGATAGTAAAAAAGAATCCACCTCCACGTACCCTCAAGTAAGAACCAGGGTCGATTGGAGGTATAGGTGGGTCAGGCTCCTTGGGGAACCTTCAGAGTGTAATCGGCATTTTCTAGAAGCACGGAAATATCTCTTATTGGAGTAATTACCTCTGGAGGAGTGTTACCCTCTAAGAGGCAATCCTGTACTTCAAATTGGTATACCTTTTCCATCAACCCATTATCCAAATCCGGCATGTTATAAAAATTAACTATCCGGAGGAATATATTTCCTGTGAATAGAAATTTGGGTTCGTCGTAGGGTTTTAGGTAGCCTCTTTGAGGAACTGCCCAGAACATAATCTGATGCAACAGTCTCATGTGTTCTGCAGAATGAGCACATAGTCTTATGTTCATGTATTGTGATAGGGTTTCATAGGGTACTTCTGTTGCTGTATAACCTATGCCCTCTTCTTTCTCGATTATCTGTCTCGGTAGTCCAATATCTCCAGGATAAAATCCTTCGGAATCAACCACAATACGAGGGGTTTCTTTTATACCCTTAGAGTGGTTATTACCTACTCCGAATATACTGACGTAGAAACCCTTTTTGTCAGTAATCTTTTTCAGGTCTTCTTTAAACCGTTCAGCATTTGATGCACTGGTTGGAAGATAGTCTTCCGGGTTTATAGTGTAGCCCAACTTGATGGCCATGTTCAATATAGCCGCATATATGGACCTCTCTATAATTTCCTGAGAATTTACCATTTTACTTGATTGGGTCTTACACCATACTTTTGAAGTTCTTTACGTATCTCCGTTAGGATAAGTTGCTTGAGCTTATTCTTACCACCAGCGGCCTTAAGAGAAGGTGCCCATACTGGCCTGGGTGGAATCCTACCATCGCTGGAGCCAAATTCCAACATCATAGCTAGTTGGTTTAGTGTTAGCTTCTTTTGAGAAGAGCGTCTGGTTCCAATAGGCAATCCTATTAAAACCCTCGATTTATACCTATATAACCCAACTGACCTCGAATAAAGGCCAGTCAGGTTATAAATAGGGTGTTGTCCCCACCTTTCAATAGTAGTTGGAGATAGCGGTTGCCAAGTTACTCCTCCACCCATAGGTGGTATACCCAAAGTTAATGACTTCTTTACGATTGCAAGGAGGTTTCGAGAGAATATACCCACGGCTTTATCATATCCCCTTTGCATACTTGGCCCGAGATTACTGACCAAGGATTCTACCCTTTGCCATTCACCTTCAAGTTTTACCTGAAGTACAAGGTCAGATACTTTGGGAAGTGTGATATTGACCTTCCTTGCCATTCATTAAAAATGTTTATCGTAAAAAGCTTTCAGTTCAGAGTAAGCAGTCCTTATGATGCCGTCCTTATGATAATGGAACTCACCCATATAACCTTCTATTCCCCCGAGCTTGTTTGCCCATTTTTCAGTCCAGAAGTCGTAATAGTTATTAGCACTGTTATGGAACATACAGTGTAACCCACTACATAGACCCACTGTAGGTAAATATAATGGACCTAATATTCGGGATTGAATACAGTGGCCAAATTCATGGTCATATACAGGCTCCTTTAATCCAGAATTTTCTGAAAGAAAGATATAGTTTCCTAAGCTTACTCCACCATTCATTGTTGGAGCCACGTAGAAAGCAGTGCTTCTTTGTTTTAGGGTTCTTTTCTCCCCTTTAAGAATTACCTTGTAGATAAGTCCGGCAAGGTTTTGAGGCAGTTGCCAAATATACAAAAAGATATGCACCAGAATATGCAGGAACTTACCAAACTTAGTTTTATGTTGGTGTTCTTTTAAGATACTGGACATTGCCTATTCTTTCTTATTGACCGCCTTTACTTTGAGATAGTGAGCAAAGTACCCAGCAATGAAATACACTATCGGGTATAAGATGAGCAAGAAAGCTACCAACCCATTGTCCAACCATCTCCAAATGCAGGAGAAGATAATTACTGAAGCTATGGCCAAGGAAATGTATAGCCATCCAAGTTTTGTAATGTTCATGGTTTATAGTTTTAGTTGTATGGAGCCACATTTATAAAGAAATGTTTTACACTTCCCACTACTTGGCAGAGTATGGTGTACACCTTATAACCGGAGGTAGGTGCTACATCGGCTGCATTCTGGTGCATGTGTATCACACTTGTACTCTTTTGTTTACTAAATGTAGGAGTTATATTATATGCACATATAAATGAAGCTGTTGGGGCTAGGTCATTGAAACTAGATTCTAGTAGGGTCAATGTGGGATTACTTGAACCAGTATACCAAAGAGACTCTTTACCTTCTAGATTCCTAGATTGGATTGTACCAGATGTATAACTTATCAAACTGGTTGTACCTATATATACTAGAACACCATTGTCTGTAATATATCTAATAATTTGTTCTTCTGTAGCGTAGTTACCTAAACCATCAAAATTAGCTTCGAATAGGAAATATATCTCATGAGTTTCTATACTGAGATAGAATGCAGTAAAGAAGTTATTCTGAATATCACCATTCCACCATATCATACCTATTCCAGAAGAATCTCCAAAGGTTTTAACAGTGTTATTACCTGTCATCCACTGTAACTTTCTTAGAGCATCTACCAAAGTATCTCCATTTTGAATATAGGGGTCTTGAACATCTTCATACTTGGTTATATCTGACCAACCCGATATCCTTAAGTCTGATAGGCTTCCACTGCCGCTTACCTCTTCCCAACCATAACCGGTACTTACATTACCAGATATATACCTTTTATTTCCACGGAATAAGGTTTTCTTGCCTTGTACCCATAGTAAATATTCTACTCGTCCTGTAGTAGGCATTAAACCCGTGGCTATGGCTATACCATAATAACTACCAGAAGTTATACCTGTATTAGATGGTCCATTTACTACAGTAGCAGCATTAGCCACAAAGAACTTTACCTTAGTATTTTGAGTACCGTCAGAAAAAGGGGTAGGATCGTTAAAATCAGTTATTACTAAACTATTAGGGTCAGCCTTACCTTTGAAAAGGTTGGCTATCTTCTGCAAGGTAGTTTTCTGTGTGGCTGATATCTGAATTTGTTCGGTACCAGTGGGAGTTACCTCAGTAAACTGAGAACTACCTATTTCATGAAATTCTGCCATGATATTTATATTTATTGTTTACTTTCGTCTTGTATTCTGTTGCTTATATCCAGCCCTAACATCGTCATAAAGAGATACGATATTGGAGAATGTGGCTACAATTAAACTATCAGTCATCTGAACTACAGTGAGATAAGCCTCAGCTTGTTGGGCAGTTGTTACTCCGGTAGTTGTAGTCCTAAATACCAAAGTCTTCCTTCTCTCTACTCCAGTAAGGTTTGTGTCTGAAGTTATCAGGGATTCAGAACTTCCTTCTATTCCGGTATAATCAATATAAAAATTATCTCCTGAGCCGTCATCCCATGGTATACTAACTTTTGCCATACTCTGATTATTAAATTAGGGATATAGAGGGGATATCCCACCCCTCTATACCAAAATCCCTTGGTCCTATGCCTTGGAAGTAACCGTAAAGGTAGTGTTGGTGTCCACCGTAACCTGTACTGCCGAACCATCCTGAGGAACATCGACTGAAGTCGGTGTAACTTCGATGAATGGGTCACCTGCAGTCTGATTGAGAGTAGCAGTTGCTTTCTGACCACCACTAGCTATAGCAATAATCTGTTGCGTACGAGCTTCTATGGTTTCATTAACTGCAGCACTCAGTGTAAGGCTGAAAACATATTTTGCTTTAGCACCTGGGTCGCCAGCGATTACAACACCGCTTGTAGCTTCAGCACCGTTTGCAGTGAACTTGATTGCTGCCATATCGGCATTGATGATATCTCCAGCTCCTTTCGAGAAGGTAATCTTCTGAGAGTTGGACTTACCAGTTAAGGTTATCGTACCACCATCCTTATCTACTGCCGGGTTAGTAATATCGAACTGGATAAACTCAGCTGCAGGAAGGTGGTTAGCAACAAACTGTTTTTTCTCAGCAACACCAGTACCCTCTACTTCGAAAGTTGCAGTTTGAGCTACACGGTTACCTCTGTTGGCAGTTTCAGCTTTCACCTGAAGAGTAGTATCACCAGAACCCGTCGACGGGTTGACAACTATACCGTTCTTTTTTACTTCGGCCATTTTTTTTTTATTTGGGTTTAACTTTGAATGTCGTATTAGTCTTTACGGTAGTTTCATCCTCATAGTTATTCATTTCGCTTAACTCAAGGATATATTTGGTCAGTTCTACGTACTTATCGATGTTCTCCATATAGGAGATTATCCTTTTCGTCTCTTCTGGAGTTTCTCTCTTCAGAACAACAAAGAATAGCAATGCCTCATCATGTGCCTGAGCAACCTGAGTATCACCTGTAGGAGAATAGACCTTGCCATTGATTACGAACTTGTCCTGTGCCCAGTCAAAGTTCCAATAACCCTCGGGAGTTAAATGCCCATTCTCTTCTAATGACCTTTTAGTTACATACAGTACAATATTGATTCCATCTAGTTCGCCTGAGACAGTCTCTTTTAATGAAGGCCATGTTCTTATAAAGTTGTACTGAATTAAGCCGTCCAGAAAGTACGGTTCGTAATTATTGCCCGTATCTTCACCGTATGACAGAATCTGGTCAAATCTCTTTAACCAGATTAGAGGTTGTTTCCCAGCATCCACTTCAACAAAGTCATTTACAATGGCCTTGTATCTGTCCCATACTCCTTTTGTAATCCTTTTCCGTCGTACCATATCCCATTACTTCTTTACTGGGAAGCCTGGGTCTGGGCCATCTAATGGTCCTGGCCTCCGGTGGTTGACTACTTTGGGAACTACTACTTTCTTCACCGTTCGGCAAATAGGTAGATAGATGGAAAGTCTTTCAGCAAGCATACACAGATTTTGTTTGAGTATATCAATAACTCCACCTGGTTGCATTGCTTTTATGACATTGGATGAGGTTTTAGATTCAGAGTCAGTATCGTTGAAGAATTCTACCTCAGTTGGACCTGTTTGTATTCGCTTAACCTCACCTGAACCTTGGCTTGACTCTGAAGATTCGGATTCAGATGTAGAGGATGAGTTACTCTCTTTAACGGATTCTGCAGTGGCACCAACCATCAATGAAATCTGTACAACCATATAATCATAGGCTGCCAATTCCATAATTAGCTGGTTTTCTAGAGCTTCATAATACAACTCATTATTAAATTCCTCTATTGGTACTTCGTGATTTACTAGCGGCTGAATATACAGCTGCCATTTTTCAATAAACTGTTGCTTCTCTTTAAGCGTAATCTTACCGAAAATATCCTCAGGAATATAAGTGTCTATCAGCTCATAGATACTGCCAGGCAACTGGGTCTTTACCTCTTCACTAACCCCAATAACCTGAGTCTTTGATAATGCAACTCCACCGACATTGTTAGTTATGGTCATCTTGACCACATAGTCACCGGAAGCTTCATAAAGATGGGAAGCAGTTACCACACCTACATGTGATTCTGTCTTCCCATCACCAAATGCCCATGTTACTGTAAAGTCGTGGGGTAGTTCATCAGCGAATCCCCTAAACCTTGCATTGAGTCCAACTACGGTAGATAAGAAATCTACCTTTTCCATAGTTTACTCGTCGTCTTCGTCCTTCAGCTCATCGAGGATAGCATTCACCAAGTCAAGCTTGGTATCACCTTCTTCTGGCTCAATCTCCAAAGAGATGGCTAAAGCCTTCAGCTCTTCTGTATTGAACTGTTCTTTGATTTTCTCGGGAGCTTCATCAGCTTCTCTGAGTTCATCGAACTTCTTCCGAACTGCTTCCAGGTCAACCTCTTTCTTTGGAGCAGGTGAGCTTTCTTTCGAGCTGGGTGCCTTGAATTCCTCGGCCTTTGTCTCGATGAGATATCCGTTTGCCAGGGCTGCTTTGATAACCCGCAGATTAAACTGCTTGTCGGTTAATTCCACAACATCTTTGCGGAGAACCTTAATCTTTGAGGCCTGGTCATAGAAGATACTTGCCTTAGGACTCAGTTTTACATATCGTTTACTTGCCATAGTTGAATTAGTTAAGGGGCGGTATTAAGCCGCCCCAGGTTTTAGTTGTTGGATGTTACTCGATGATACCGGTCAGGTACTTGTCGACATCCATGTAATCGGGGAATCCATTGGTAGCGAATCCCTTCGTCGCATCGATGAGGATAGAAGCATCCTGGTACATCTTCGAGAAGCCCGTCGTCAGCGAAGCATAGATAGCCTCGGTCTGATTCGAAACGATACGTTCCGACTCCAGCATCAGCTGTTTTGCAGTCAGCTTTATCATGGCTGCTGCCGGGTCTATGAGCATTACCTCGTCTGCCGGAGTACCACCATGGATGTAGAAGTCTGCCGAGTTGGGAACCGGAGTCTTCAGGTTCAGACGGGCATCTGTAGTACCCGACGAACGCAGTTTGAACTCGGGGAGGTCGAGAAGGTCGAGTGCCTGCTCTTCACCACCGATGATGGTACGGAACTGACGACCGAGGCGTGATGCTCGAATCCATACCCGGAGGAGGTCACGATACTGGATTCCCTTTGAAGTGTCGCCTACACCGATGACCGGAGCCGATTCCGAACCGTCCAGCTTGTTGCCCTTTACGAGGACATCCATGGCCAGAGCATCCATTGCATAACCCAGCTGAACACCGAAGTCACGAAGGAATATTGCCATTACGTCCATCGATACGTAGCTTCGTACCTCGTCGGTAACCTTGAAACCCTTGCCGATTTTGAAAAGGTTGACCGACTTCTGGCCGAAAGATACGGTACCCAGAGGAATGGTCTCAGCCTCGTTCACCCGTGCAGGGTTAGCGTCTGACATGTTGACGAGCGGCATGATTGCCGTCAGCCCATTGATAGGCTGGTCGGATGCGATGATGTTGGGATAGAATGGTGCTTCTCGCATTCCCAGATAGATTGCCTCACGGACAATCTCCGGAACGAGCCAACGAAGTTCGGGATTCGGCATGGAGTATATATTCTCCATCGTGTCGACTTTGGGATTGAACCCGACGGCTTTGAAATAATCCTCCTGGGTAATGCCATATTTCTCCTGGAGCATATCACCCAGATGAATGTCTACCGGGAGACTCTTGTTGCTTCCCTGTCGGAAGCCATCCATGTTCTTTACGATTTCGGGAAGCTCCTTTAAGTACTGGTCCCGAGTGAAAGTTTTTTCTGCCATGTTATAAATGTGTTTTTCTTGTTATTTTGCAAGGATTCGTACCAGTTCACCTGCCTCTGCCGTGTTTATAGCCAGGAATGGAGTCTCGGCATTAGCCGCCGATGACTTGTAGTTGGGATATATACCGCTGTCATCCAACGTACCGTCGGTCTGTACATAACCAGTAGTAGCTATAGCCTCTTTTGCTATACCGTGAATAACAGTATAGCCATGTACCATAACTGTTACCTCTACTCCCGCTGCCGAGGGTGGATATGCTGGGTACTGACTGTAACCGATAGCGATACCGATGTAGATTTCTCCCTCTGCTCCGGTATACGGAGAAATAGTACCGTCATTATTCAGTTTTACTGGCTGGCCCTGAACGATGATATCATCTTTCTTTACCGGGAATGCCTGATGAAGCTTGTGCGATTCACTTTTGTAAATCACAGCCTGCGGGGTTCGGGAACCCACTTTGTGTAAGTCTGCCATAATTTAATTTGAAATTTGAGTTACTTTCTTTGTTATTTCTTTTCTCCTCTGAGTTTCCGGTCTGCCAAAGCCTGGGCAACTGCCTGAGTAGATTTCTCTGAATTCTTCGTTTCGTCTCCTTCCTCAGGATTGATAGACGATGCCCGGCCCACGTCCTGAGAACCGCAATGGTTGCAGTGCATCGGGAATTTATCCTCCAGCTGTGCGTCATAAGTCTTACGCAGAGCAGTAAGGGTTTCCATGGTAGTTCCTTCGTTCTCCAGGAGTGCCAGGATATTCTGGTCTACGTTTTCCTCGCCGGAAACTTTCTTGTAGGCAGCCACCGTCTCCTCACGGAAGAATTTGATATGACCGTCCCAGTTTTTCTTTGCTTCTTTATAAGACTCCAGGTCTTTTTCGAGATTTGCCTTCTCTTCCTTGAGAGTCTGAATCTCGGTGTCCTTTGAAGCCACTGCCTCGGTGAGGCTTTGATTCTGCTGTACCAGGTTTTTGATCTGGGTGATAGCCAGCTCTGTCGAAACTTCCTGACCTTCAGAAAGGGTCAAAAGATTTTCACCAAAGAGGCTCGCCAGCACTTGCTGCAATTCTTTGTCCATGTTTGTTTTATTTGTTTGATTATTGTGGTTACCCTTTCCGGCACCCTTTTCATTATTAGATTGGGTGGTATTGTACTTTATATCTTTTTCAGAAAGAACCTTGAAGTCGAACATAGATACCCTCTTTGCTGGGTCATTTGCTTCGGCAGCTTTTTCTTCAGAGAAAGAATAGTACTGACTTCCTGCATAAGCAGGGCTGTTTAACTTACCGCTTTTGATAAGCTGGGCAAACGGGTCTGCCCCATGCCATACCAGAGATGTCTCTTTATAAGATATAATCTTGGTAACAACTCTACGAATCAACTCCCCATTCTCAGTATATGTACCAAGTTTGGAATAGAACTCCCATATATCTTCAAAGGCATGAGAAGGTTCCCATGCAAACTCTACAGTTACAGAATTAGAATGTATTGACGGAGGGTCCATTTGAATACCACGAGCTATACGGGGATTTGAAAGACCATCTATCTTCATGATACCATTGATACCAGCAGGGATAATTATCCCGGTCTTTTCATCCTGATAAGCTTCTTGCCACTCTACAGACTTAACTGCTCCAATAGCATTAGCTACATCGGTCTCATGGTCAAGGTTAACTGATTGACCTACCAATAAGGGCATTGATTCCTTCAGTACTGCTTCTGGAAACTCAGTGGGGTTATACTTCCTTGCCACTATTGCGGCAGAAAGCATTCGGAACATTGGCTCTATAAAGTCACTGTCCTTTGGCTTTAACATTTCTGGAGTTACTTCTGGCATGAACTGGTTGACATTCAAAGTGCCTCCCCACATACCAAACCTTTCCAGTGACTTCTTAGGGTCTTCACTGAAATTGCCAGTGCCCTTATAGAAGTTTTCGGAGAGAGAGTGAGCATCTATAACTATTTCTGGCACATCTGATACCATCAAGCTATGAGCTGCACTTAACACCATTACATCGGTGTTCTGCTGAGTCATTGGCATAATTTATCTTGGTTTACTGTCTTGGTCTTTCCTTTTGGGATTAGGATTTGCTTTATCACGGGTTCTACGGTCTGACTTATCTTTATCGTCTTCTCGTTTCTTTTTCTTCTGACCGGTATCTGAATCACCCGTACCATCTGAATCATCAGATTCTACAGGAGTTCTTGGTTCTGGTTGGTCTGGGGTTTCATAGCCCATATCCCGTGCAAACTGGTCCTGACTTATTATACCCTGATTGTACAAGGTTACATTTACCCGAGCACGGTATTCACGAGCTTGTTGTAACTTAATATCGTCTGAAACAGTTGAAGTTCCAAACTTGATAGTGATTCCTTTATTGTTAAACCCCGCCAGGCGCAGTTCTAGAGAATAAAAGAACTCCAGTACAAAGATTACCAATGTTTGGATATTCTTTAACTGGGATATCATCTTAGACAACTGTATACCAGCTCCACCTTCAGTACCACTCTGTGATGCAGATACTCCGATAATAGAACCATTTACTCCCAAGCCGTTTGCCACAGATTGTTGATTCATATTCCAGGGAAGGTTTATATTCTGCATGGAAGCTGAAGTAGACCTTAGTTCGAATTCGTGGTCATCAATGTAACCAACCACTACTCCATCAGACATACCTCCAACAATATTGGTCTTCATCTTCCTTAGAGTACTTTCCAAACGAGCAGCATAGGCTTTTTCACTCTCTCCAGCAGTACGTGGAGGTTTAGCCATCTTAGCTTCAAGGAAACCAACCATACCCATTACCTCCATGATATGTTTGAAATTCTTTCGCATGGTATGCTGACCAACGATAGAATCCAAAGCCGACATAAATGGAGGTACCCCGTATGGTTCATCGGTATCATTGTACATACCAACATAACAATAGGTCTCGGTATTCAATCGTATAAATGAATCCTTGAGACCATCTACCAAACGGGGATTCCTTTGGTATGGGTGATATACTCCATTGTTCTCTCTCTTAAACCTTATAGTTTCGGGTTTAATGAAGAGTATGGTTTCCAATCCTGTTAACTTCTTGTTTGGTACTCCTTCCACCGATATAGCACCACTAACAAGAAGCTGAACTATGAACTTGTTTACCAACCCATCTATTCCAGCTGTATACTTCGACCACCTCTTGGATACATTCCTCAAATGCTCCCTCATCTTGGTAGACTCCTCAGGAGTATTGTTTGGGAAGTCAATAGTATGACCTGTATTCGACAGCTTGAACATGTCCTGCAATGCAATACTGACGTCCGGGTTTATCTTGTACAGGTCCCGAATGATAGGTATTAGTTCTGTTCTGAACGTTGGGGTAACTAAGTTCGTCATACCATTAAGAGTGGTAATGAGTTCAGAGTTCCCCACACCATCATCTGGTTGAGAAACTCTGCCCGGACTTATTGAACCCTTTCCCTCATCTTTGTTCTGAGATTCCACAGGCTTAGACCTGGTGAACCAACTGATAGGATTAAGTTTCATGTTATATTGAATGGTTTATGCTTACTGAGGAATTACTACAGTACCAGATGGACTGTGAGACCTGATATGATTTGTGATGGCTTTACCGAATATAGCATCATCGGAATAGGTTTCACCTTCCAAATCTAGGTCCATAGATGAGTTATTCATTCTATGCTTACCACGAGCAATTGGTCTTCCAGCCCCGTCATAGATGAAAGTATATGCTTCTTGTACGAAGAACGGGTCTTTTACAATTACGTTCTCTTCCCTAATATCCTTCTCTAAGTTCTCGATGATTACAGAACGGTTCTTGGTTGTAGTTAACCATCCAGGGAACTTATCTTCCTCGGGTCTGTTCTTCCTCTTCTTACGTAAGAGCTTAGTATAGAAGTATAGATTAGGATATCCCTCGTCTTGAAGTATGGTAGTTACCGTCATACCAACGTCGTTAGTCTCTGGGGCTAACTTAGCAAAGTTATACTTCTCTCCAATATCTCCAAGGAGTCGGGCATACTTGTTCAGGGGTATTCTCCCCTTATATACTGCAGCCTCTTCTCCTTCTTTATCCATACAGGTGAAAGCAGAGTAGTCTGTACCTCTACCAGTAGCACAGTCACCACCAATAAAGTATTCTTTGTTCGGGTCAGGTTCATTGAACTCTTTATACTGACCCTTGAGACGAGTATTGATAACCGGGTAGTCAATTAAACATTCTTCTATAGCCTTGATATCAGCTAAGTCGAATACTGTATTACCAGATGATAAGAAGTCACCATCTATCTCCTGAGCAGTTCTCTTTGGTCCCAGAGCAGCAGACATCTCTTCATACCATTTCTCGTCTCGGTCAGGGTGCATCTGCCAATACAATCTAATAGGATTGAAGGGGTTGCCCCCAGATATAGCATCTACCCAAGTACCATGGAAGAAGTTCCCGACGCCGTAAGGCGTGTTATGAGACACGTAGTCTTCGTTGATGAGGTAAGATTCATCGTTTTCAACGCAAATGTCATAAATGGTATCATAATACTTTCTAACTACTTTCAGCTTAGAAAGATAGATACTTGTACCACGTTTACCAGATACAATACGTTGAATATAAGACTTATTCAGTTTAACCTCAAACTTATTCTCAATCTCCTGAGATATCTTCTCCAACACTCCATAGTAGTAACCAAGTTCCTGATAACGGTATCTTATGTAAGCCACCACTCTTAAGTCGTAGTTGAATCCCCCTTTTAGTTTAGACCCAAGCTTCATTCCATAAGAATGTTTCGCAGCTTTTTGACCGTTCTCAGCTACTGTAACTATCTGGAGATTGGTTACATAATTGTCTGAAGGATTGTTGTTAATGTGGTCAACTACACACCCATCTGGAATTTCTCCTAAGAATACTTTAGCTACCAAATTGTGGACACATATCTTTTTCTTTTGACCATTATTCCACAGACTTATATTTAGATATTTTTCTCGGTTAGTACATGGTTTTGGTAATTTTTCTACCCTCGTTCCATTCTTTACAATGAAGATTCTTCCCCAGTTAGAGACTTCATAGTTTGGGAAACCCGGTATAGGTTTGCATATCTCTTTCTTAGGTTTTAGGGTTATTGGATTCTGCTCCAAACTTCTTATACCAGTATGATAGAAGATAGCTGGTACGTTTCGTTTAATTATTTCTGAAACTGGTAACCAACCTTCTAGAGTATACAGCTTATGTTTTGGAGTACACTTAATAACCTTACCTTGTTCATTGTGAACTTCCCAGGTTTTCAGTACACCCTTGTTTACAGAACCAAGTACTCTCTGCCACTTTCCGGTATGTGATAATACTCTCAACCCGAGATGAGATATATCCATCTTACCAAAGGTCTTAGGACATATAGAATCAACTCTGAAAGGTCCATCTTTACCTATTATCTGAGTGTCACCCGTGATACATGAGTTTACTATAGCCGCACCACCGGTCGATAGAGTAGGGAAAGCTGATGCCCAGATAGTTGAAGCCCATCTTACGATTGCTGCCTCATCAATCACCAACAACGACAAAGATTCAGAACGACCAGCTTGGTCAGAGGTTGGTATAGATTCAATAACTGAACCGTTTGCAAACTCTATAGTTGATACAGAACCAAACTCTCCTGCACGACCATTAGTAATTGGCTCTTGCAGATATGAGGGTAGGTTCTTGTACATGAACTTAATCTTCTTTAGTACCTTCTTTGCTACGGTGTCCTTGATTGAGATAATGTTAATCTTCTTGTTAGGATGATACATTGCTAACCAAAGACAGTATAGAGAGATTAGCTCAGTAATACCAGCCTGACGAAACTTTAGGATGATATTGAACCTGTTGAGCATGAATTGGTATAGCACTGCCTTCTGAAAAGGGTAGAGCAAGAACTTTACCATGCCCAACACTGGGTTTATCACGTAGCAGAAAGTAGAAAAGAAGAACGGGTCTTTCATCACCCGAACCAGAGTTTTAAGCTGTTCAGGTGTAATACTCGCATCTTCAACTAATGTCTTCTTTCTTGCCATGTCAGAAATTGTATGAAATTCTTAAGTAAGGATCGAGACCTAAATTATCCCGAAGCTTAGGATAATAGTTGATATTCAACCCGGCTTCATAATTAAATTTACTGGTATTGTATTTCAAGCCAAAATCCAAATCATGGAAGTTATGTACTGGTCGTAGGGTATACTGAACTACTGGATTAAATCTTTTTAGGAAGGGTGTTTTCTTGTAAGTTAATTTACTATCCAGGTAGTTGTATTGATAACGAGAATAGTTTACCGAATACTCCTCAGTAATAAGCTTACAATCGGTATTAAATGTAGTGATAGATAGCTTATCACCACCAGATAGTATTTGCAACAACTTAGGAGCTTGGGGATAATTGGTCAAGAACAATTCATTGTATTCAATTTTAGTTGAATCTTTCTGAATGATAGTGACCACTCTATCAACATATTCTATTCGTTCAAGGGGAACAGAATCAACCCGATATAGGAACACCATTCGGGGTAATTGAATCTTATGGAATTCAACTTTGGGTACAAATGGAGTATTAACCACAACAGTATCAACCCGACGAGAAGAATTTTTAAGATCATGACTTAATTCAGAATTTCGGTTCCATAACCAGAATATTGTTAAGGCCATAAATATGAAGGCCGAGGTTAGGATTACATTTTTCATGGTTTAGGGTTTATGAAAACAATTAGGGGGGGATTATAGGGGGGGTTAAAGAAAGTAAATCTTAAAACTAATACTTAAAAGCTAAGTACTCCAGCAAGCTGGAGGTTATTTTCGTATTTTTCTAAAGAAAAATACTCAATAACTGCGCATATACGTACGCGATAGGGGATATTCATTTTGATATTAGACCAGCCTTTTGTAAACAGGATTTTAACCACAATGAATTCTCATATACGGCACCCTTAGTTAGGGTATTTCTCCCTTTATTTAACCAATAAGTCGGATTAGCATTGTCAAAATATACCTTGAATGATTTGGGAAAACCCATAATCACCCTATATTCATCAAGTCCCATTATTCTACCGTGGGGATTAAATTGCCTTGATGAAGGTCTTACGGTTAATGGGTAGCTCTTTTTCTTATTTCGATATACTCCAGGAAGAGTCTTCATCTTTTGAGTTCTCATGGGCCATTTGTAATCATTTTTGAACTCAGTTTTCCATAGCTTTCTCACTTGAGCTACTGTCAAAGTAGTTTTTGACTTATCTGCATAATGATACATGGCCAATTTTTTATCGTCAGCTTCTCTATAGTTTATGTCTCTCCTTACTCCTTTCTTCAGTTGACACAGATTTTTGGGTTTAGTAACTCTAAAAGTATGGTCAAATATCTGGGGATTGATTTTTGAGTCTTTTCTCACTCCTATCAATACCAAACGTTTCCTACTTTGTTGGGAATTACCGAATACCGTAACGGAGTGACAGTGAACTATAAGTTTGTAATCGGGTAAATTATGTTCCCATTCCCCGATAGGGATAAAATCCAGAAGTTTTGGGAGGTTCTCAAGCATAAATACTACTGGTTTGAACTTCTTAATACTAGAAAGATATAAATTGAGGGTGACATCCTCTCGAGGTTTACCAAGGGATTTTTTACGAGAATAAGAAAATACAGAGCTATGTCCACATGATGGAGAACCGAGTATTAGGTCTATTTTGGATGCTTTTACCTCTTCCAAAGACCTTATAAGGGGTATATTTCCAAAATTAAGCTTCCATTGTTCTTCTTTTTTGGAGTGAAATACTGCTCTTGGCTCTACATTGGCTACCAGATATTTCTTAAACTCGAATAATAGAGCTCCTTGAGCTCCACATACACCTAAAACATTCATTGAAAATAGATTTATATAATATATACCTGAAGGTCTTGCGAAAACTATATAATATTGCATTAAAATAATAACAAAACTCATGAAAGTTGGTGATTTACTACTGGTAACAGGTCCTGCCTTCTTTGAAAAGACGGCAATTAAAGAGAGGAAAAAGGGAATTTACACCCTTGATAATGGTATTAAGACTGACCGGACTCTTCGTCCTATCAATTCTAAGTATCAAATCGAGGTTTTTAACGAAGAAAAGTATAAAACTCTGGTAGCACAGAGAACTTTGAACCATGATTTGGAGAAATTGGCCGCTATCAACAAGAAAGGGATTAAAAATCCTGATATAATCCGGTATGCAGCTGCCAAAATCAGTCGTATTATCGAAAAAATAGGAGGAAAATGATACGTTTCTTATTACATTGGATTACAGTAAACGTTATTAGTTACTCTGCATATTGTGGAGGTATGACTTGGAAAGCTTTGAAAGGAGTAAACAAGGAATATGAAGGTAATGAATCTTGGTCCAAAGGTAAGAAAGAAACTATTCAAACACTCATAATTTGTATCACCATCATAATAATCATATCATGTCTGATATCTTAATGACTGCTAATCCTGCTCCGGCTTGGTTGGGTTATACCCTTTTAGTGTTCTACACCCTCGGATTTATCTTCTGCCTATTTATCAGAAGTGTAATCGAAGAAACTCCTCTTAAAAAAGCCTCCAACCCAGTTAGATATGGAGTTTTATTCCTTATATGGGCAGTTAGTCCGGCAGTAATAACTGGATTATTTATACTAACCCTCAAAATTCTTTTCAAGAATGATACTCGAGTTAAACGACATTGAAATAATTTTAAGGAAAGCCAGTGATGAAGAGAAGCAATCCATTCCGGTTTGGGATGCTTATATAGAGAAAGTAATCATAGACGGGAATATTCCTTCCCTTTTACGGGATAAACTCACTGGTAAGATAAATAATCTTACCAAAGGATTCACCCAAAAGTTCAGCGGTCAATTAAAGGGTAATATTGAAAATGAGATATCATCTTTAGAGGAATATGTATACCGTAAACATGACCTAACCTTTACTAAGCTAAGAGTAGTAAGAGAACATTATTCATTAAGAATAACTACAGCTAAAGGTCAAACATTCGATATTTGGGAACCTTAATAAAAATATCTATATGGCAGTAAAAGTTTATACTCCGGGTCAGTTCTATGATGCTGGTGGAGTAGTAGAGGAAATGTTTTACCAAGAAGTTGGTAGAACAAAGAAGTACTTAAGGAAGAGAGTTGGTTTTGTACGTTCTTTTAAACAAGTAATCAAGAATCTAAAGGATGAAGCTTGGAGAAAGTTTCATTACATGAAAGCTAACGTTAGAGGGGTAGATTATACCTTGGTATATGACCCCGATAATAAGGAATACCCCTATCTTTTCGTAGAAACCAAGTTCTACTTCAAACAAAAGGCCAAGGTTAAAGAACCAGACCAAAAGTAGTAAATGTAATCACACAAAAGAGGTCAGATAAATACTGACCTCTTTTCCATTTTATATTATTCCAAACTGTGGTATTGATAAATAAGTATTCCTGTAGATGAGATAGTAACGGTGACTATGGCTCTAGTTTGGTCGCCGTTAACGAAACCTTCTCCAATGGGTAGATTACCGTCTACAGAATAACTATGACTAAAGTGAAACTCTACCTCTGAATTATTAAATCTGAACCCCGTGGATATGGCTTTCTGTTCATATTGACCACCATAATCATGGCTATCTACTATCATAATGCCATCTATCTGTTCATTTTTAACTTGATTGTAGATAGTTATCAGTTCAACGGTAGATAGTACATTGGTCACCCAAGTTTCCATACCAGTGGTTGGTAAGGGTAATTTTGCGAATTTCATATCATCTTCTTCTATTATGATTGGTACGTTTTGAGAATGGAATCCTAACATAGCCGTATTGTGTGTGTTTAATGATAAAAGTATTTCTTCTAAGAAATACTTTTATGCGTATATAAGGACCTTAACACCAAAAGCCATGTTAGGATTTCACTCACAGAATGTATTACAAATCTTGGAAAATATGAAACCGATAATTTTTAGAATCAATGTTACCAATGAGGGTAACATAACCTTCAATAAAGTAGAAGGAATGACCACTTCCCAGGCCTATAAACTAATGCTTCGGAATGGTTATGGTAAAGAAGGCGATGAACCCATCATACCCATCATAAGGGTTTCTTATGAAGAAGTAGGAGTTGGTTATGGTTATACCATGGATTTCATAGCTACACCAGTCATCAGCTTTAGTTCGGGTACCAAACCTCTCACCTTTACCTTAGCAGTACCGGCTATACCAAGGGAGGTTTCGGCCAGGTTAGAATTCGATGCTGCCTTATATGGTAGAGGAAGAGCAGCAGACCAGATATTTATTGGCCTGGTTATAAATGCCAATGGAAATTTAGATATCAAGTTATTAGATAGGTAATAATCCTAAGAGGGGCTCACTACCAAGGGTCCCTCTTATTGTGTGTATACCTTGATACCGAAACGATGTCTTCAGGTCTATATCCCTTAAATTCATAAATATCATGTTAAAGATTTTATTTCATATCCTTTTCTTCCTTATGGGATTCACACTTACATTGGGAATAATGGGTGGGGTCCTTTGCTCGTTGCAGAAACATTCTAGTAAATTATTACAAATAATAGGTGAGTTGGAATAATTTGCATTCTGGTAGTCACTATTACAATAATTATAATTAAACCCTATGCCTAATCAGGAACAGAAAGAAAAGAATAAGATTATCCTGGAATGGATAACCAAAGCCAAGAAGATTTATATGAATACCATTCTTAATTGTGGAATGTGCAAGTCATTCAAATTGGCTATATTAAGGGATTCAGAATTAGAGAAGTCTTTGATTTGTATCTTACAGGATATGGGACATGAGTCAGAGATACTTGATGGTAAACTATTGTATAATCCTGAATGGCCTTTTATACTTATCCCTGAATTTAACTTTGAGTTCTTGGGTGGGGATAAAACTACTGAGGCTTATAGGGAATTTCAAAACCATAAGTTGACCCTTCGAGAAATATTTTGGTGGAGTAAGTGGGATAGTGAAGTAAGGGTTAAGGCTTTTGATAGACTTATAGGGATATATAAGGCTAAATCATGAGCCTTATAATAGGAGCCAAAAAATATCCCGGAAAAATTTTATGAAGAGCCTTTAGATGGGTTCTTCATTTTGTGTAGGGAGAGGGGGGATGTGGTTATGTGGCATGTGCCTTTCAGGAAGAGCTTAAGGAGAGGTTTCTTTGGGAGCTGGCAGTAAAAAGGTTTTGGTACCTTAAAGAGTCTTATCACGAGGTCTTCAAAAACATCTGGCAGTAAAAGGGGGCCACGGTGGCCCTATCGCAAAATTAAATTTTATTAAAAATAGGGGACAAAATTTGTCCCCTATTCGATTTTATTTACTTGCTTTCTTTTTCATTCATTGCAAGTAAGAAATTTTTGATTGTGTCCTTTTTTTCTGTATTTGCATTTGCATCGACGATGCAATTTGCATTTATATATACTTGCTTTGCATATTCTTGCCATGCTTTTTTTAGTGCTTTCCTTTTTTCTATATTTTTATTGCTTGCAATAAATTCTGCTATGAATATATCTAACTTTTTACGCAACTTCATTCGCAGATTCTTTTTTTCTTTGTCGGTTTTACATTCTGCAAAGATTTCTTTTTTGTAGATGCTTTTTCTTTCGTTGATCGAAAAAATTTCATTGCCGATTGCTAAAATTTCATTTGCTTTCATAGTAGTAAAATTTTTAATTGGTTTAACTTTTATTAGTTCTTTTCTGTATTACAAATATACAACAAATATTTTCAATTACAAAATTTTAGACCTAAATTTTGATTATATTTTCCTATAATAGAATGGATTAGAATAAATATTGCCTATTAAGGAATTAGGGTGTTAGGGTAGGTTGGTTTAATGGTAGGTTGAGTATAAGGTTATTGTTGGTAGGAGGGTTTGTTGGTATAAGGTCTGATTGAAATATGGCCTTAGCTGGTGCCAGTGGGTACCTTAACTCCCTTGCTAAGGCCTTTAATGTTCCTTTTCATTTTCGGCCTTAGTCCTCGGGAATCTAGAACTATATAATTTTATAACTAAGTAAACTTATATTCCGTAAGTACTAAGTTTCTATGATATGCTCCTACTTGCAAATGGGAACACTTTATTTTGCATTGCACTTTAGGAAAATTTTGAATACAGGGTTGGGATTGGTGCCAAGAGGTGCCTGCATGGCCTATAATATAAAAGGCCTATAAGCCAAGCTACTAAAAGCGATATAAGGCCTTAACCATGTACATACCTAAAAGGCCCCCTATAAGGTAGGCCTAAGTTTAGGTTTAACCTGGGTTTATTCCAGGTAGGATATATTTAGGAGAATAAGCCCGTCGGCGATATTTGATGAGGTTATTCGGATAGAGCCCAGGTCCAAATTAAGTTCGAAGTTGAGTTTTTCGATTATGGGAGTTTCGAAGTCCCGGTCGGATTCCTGGTAGGAGGTATCCAGGATAAGGGAGGTGATTTCGGCCCCGTGGGCAGAATCGATGGCCCAGTTGTGAGGAGCATAGAAGGAGAGTTCCTCGGGTTGAGGGAGAAGGTCGGTGAGGGTTTGAGCAATTTGGGAAATTGCAGGGAGTGCAGAGTTGAGCATGGAGAAGGTTGCAAGTTGGTTTTGCAGTTGGTTCTCAATTTGATTTTTAATTTGATTTGCTTTCATAATTGTAAAGATTAAAAATTAGTTATTTCTTTTTCTGTATTACAAATATACAACAAATATTTAATTTGTGCAAATTAAATATTAGGGCCTTCAAGTGGGCCTAAGGTTTATGGCCACTATAAGGCACTAGAGGGTACACATATTGAATCCATAAAGGCCTTATAAGCTCATAAATAAAAAAGGCCTGAGTTGGCAGGCCTAACAGAAAAGATATGAAAGCAAATAGGTGGGCCAACTCCCTACCATAGCCCTATTTATATTCCGGATAACCTTCCAGGTCCTTATACTCTGTCCGAGCATAGTTATAAAACCCGAGCAGCTGTTCCCTGGTGTTATCCGGGTTCTCGGTATAATCCAAGAGTTCGCATACCCAATAGAATTCATCCCTATATACCTCTATTGCAATAAACCCCGCCAGGTAATCCAACTCGAGACAGTAATCAAGGTCATATCCATTATTTTCCAGGGCCCTTATAATCCAACTGTCAGGATTAACCTTATCAATATAAACCTTAAAAGAGCTTACCGAGTATTCCATAATTTATCTATTTAATTGGTTTAACTGTATTACAAATATAATATATTT